CAACAGTAGCACCGGGAGTAGCTGTTAGGTTAACAGTACGAATTACTTCACGGTTGATTTCAGCAAGAATTTCTGACTGAAGAATGTTGGCGAGCTCGGATTCAGCATCTAGACCATGGATTGCCTTTAGGTCCTGTGCTAGTTCCATGGTGTACTCTGCCTTTAGGGCACGTGACTTAGCAGTTACGGAAACCTTGTCGATTGAGAAGGCCATTTCAGCAAAACCGTTAGTTGTGTTTGAAGCACCTTCAGCAGTTGCTAGTGACATACCGCCACCAAAGTTATAAATTGCTGAGTTACCAGAAACAGCAACAGTGGTGTTACCACCTGTCTGTGCTTCGCCTAGTGTGGTGTTGCCAGCAACAACAGTAGCAAATTCAGTGTTTGCTTCGTTGTAGAAGGCTTCTGTACCAGTCTGGTTGCCATAGTGTGAACGCATGGCGAAGATTAGACCAGTTGGACCAGTCATTGGCTGAACGCCGCAGATATCGTAAGCAACGAGGTTAGGCATTGCACGACGAACGAGGCTGATTAGAACTGGATCATAGTTCTGTACAACACCGTCACCAGCATTGTTAACTGGTGTTTCGCTTAGTAGAGACTGAGGGGCAAAAGCCTGCTGCTCAGAGATGGCACGCTCTGTGTTCTCAAGAAGCTGAGCGGTAACCATACGCTTATGGGAATCCTTAATGGGGACAAGGTCTTCATGCTCGATGACTGCCTTCCACTTGGATACTAGCTGTTCATTTACTATCTGCATTTTTTTCTCCTTTACAGTATTTTTTATTATATTATTTATAATTTGCTAGAGTTCTAGAAAGTGCGTTTACATACTTTTCCATAGAAGGATCGACCTTCTTGGCAGGTGCTTCTTCTTCAACTTCTTCACTGAGAAGCTGATCTTCCTTTACGGAAACTGCCTTCTTAGCACCGAAGTATGTTTCCTTAATAGTGGAAGCCTTTTTTGCAAACTCTTCAGCAGAAGAGTATGAAATACCTTCCATGAGAGCTTTGAACTTGTCTTTCTGAGTTTCAGTTAGACCTTCAACCATTTCAGCAGAAACTTTTTCTACTTCCTGTGCTTCCATAGATTCACGGAGCTTAATATTAGCTTCATGAGATTCATTTAGCTTGGTTTCTAGTTCTTCAACTTTAGAAGCAAGTGATTCGATTACATCTTCTTTTCCTTCTGGAACTTCAATGTAATGTTCAACAAATACATTCTTTAGACCTTCAATGAAGGATTCAGTAACTTCAGCACGGATGCCGCTTTCAATAGCAAGACGGTTTTCTTCCATCCACTGCTCAACAACATAATCGAGATACTTATTAAGATTCTCTTCTGATTCAACTTTGAATTCTTCAATAGCTTCTGAGAGATTCTTTTCAGCTTCTTCCTCAATTTCAACACGAAGCATATCAACACGAGAGGTGACAGCAGCTTCGAAAATTGTAGTTGCCTTATCCTTAAATTCTTCAGAAAGGGCTTCAGCACCGAAAACTAGTGCTAAATCTTCCTTAACTGACTGCATTGCTTCGCCAGACTTACCAGCAGAACCAATTGAAGCCATGTTCTTAGCAGACATGTCGCCAATATCAGCAGCAGCTTTGTCACCAGCAGCAATCTCATCAGGGTCTTTAACACCCATCATATCAATTGCAGCAGCAAGTGTGTCTTTGTTCATCTTTGAAGCATATCCAACTAGTTTAGACATGAGTTCAGACTTAGAGATGGTTGCCTTAGCAGCAGGAGCAACAGCCTCTGCAACTTCCTCGACATCTTCCTCTACAGTTTCAACGTCTTGATCTTCAAAAGTATCGAATTCTGTTTCTTCAACAGAAGTCTCTACTTCTACGATCTCCTCGTTGATTTCCTCTTTTTTAGCCATTATAATCTCCTTTAGATTTTGTTACTTTAATTATTTATAAAATTAAATACTTGTAAGGAAATTCTTCCAAACACGGAGTTTGGCTTCTTCCAATTCGTGCTTTGAAACCTTAGAGGCGGATTCTTCGATCTCTTCCTTGTATTCTTCAATCTTACTAGCTTTTAGAATACCGTTATTCCAAACCCACTCTACTCCTTCCATGATGCCATTAACAAATGCATCAGGAGCAGATGGGTCCGCAACGATATCACCAGCAGTAGCGAGATGAAAATCATCTTGGACTTCCATAATACCATTGACTTCTTTTAAAGAACCCATGCCTCTAGTAGAAACACCAAGCTGACCACCAGATTCAATAATGTTTCTAGCAATATTTCCCATTGGTGTTTCCATAATCTTAGCACGACCAACAAAGTTATTACCTTCTTGGCGCAAATCAGTAATCATGTGAGATACACGATCTAGATTAATAGAAGGACCCTGTGGATGCCCTAGCTCACCAAAAGCACGATTCTTTTCTACAAACTCACGAATGTAGCGATTTGCTTCTTTTGCTAATGTTGCAGTTGGATATGATCTACCATTACGGTTTTTAATATTGCCCTGCATCCAAATGCCTTCAATATACAGATTCTTCTTACCATCTTCAGATGATTCTGTAATATATTTTAGGTCTTCTGTTAGTTCGCAAATAAGTTTCATTTTTTTTATTCCTTAGTATGCGATAGCTGTTGCAACACAATTAGTTGCAGCTAGTGTATCTGTTGGCTCTTTTTCAATTAGATACTGGGTATTTGCAAGAACCAGCATAGTTGAAATTGTTGTTCCATTGCTATAAGCTCTAGTAAGTGTCTGTGCTGCAGCATCAATATTTGTGATAATTACAACAGTAGAATTTGCTACACTATTAGCTGTTCCAATAGCTGTTTGAGCCCCAATTGGTTTTAAAATTCTCATTTCTTTTTCCTTAGAAGTTCAAAATCCTTTGAATCAATTTCGCCATTGTTATTTTTATCTATATGTTTCTTCTGAGCTGGTGTTAGCTCTTCTTTCATCTTTTTATGACCATGAGATTCAGATAGAATAACTTCTAAATCATCTGCTGGTACGTTCTGTTCAAGACCATGCTCAAACATAACATCATAGTACGTTACAATGCCGATACCCTTAGCAGTCTCTAAAATAGTATGCATACCGGGAACGCAGTCACCAGGACCCCATTTTTCATGTACAACGTGCTTTGCACAATCATGCATTACTTCTTTATCAACATTGGCTGTGTCTAGATCAGCTGCTTCTGAAGTTGTTTTTCTAGCAGCAGCTTTTTCCTTTGCCTCTTCTTTTTCTTTTTTATGTTCACCATAGTGTGTGATTTCATATCCATCTACTTTAAGTTTTTTATGTTCTGGAGAATTAGCAACAACATATCTAACACGCTCTGGTGTTGTTGGTTTCTCAGGAAACATAATATGAGTATGTTTAATATGCTTTGTCAGTTGTCGTTCTTTATTAGAGCCAAACTTAGCATATGTCATAGGATACTTATAACCAGTTTCTTCACCATACATACCAGCACCAACTGGACGATTTGGATATGGAAGTGCTGACATATAGTCTTCAGCTGGTTCATCATCTTCATCAGGCATATTGTACATGACGTAATCATATACAGAATCAATCATATACTTTGCTTTAGTAATCTTTGCCTGTAACCATGATTCTAGCTGCTGATCATCATCCATCATTGAATGAAGCTGAAGTGCTTTATGAGCAATTGCCCTCATGTCAGACTTTGCCATCTCACCTTCTGGGTCAAATGATTCAACACTAAACATATCTTTTGCTTTGCCTGTCAGACCATCATTTACATGTGGCATTTTAGGTTTAGTTGATGATTTAGTCATAGACTTCAAATTGGAAGCAATTGCATTTACTTTCGCAATATTTTCATCTTCAGTTGCTTCTTTAATAGGTTTAGTTTCAATTGAATGCAATGTATGACCTGGATATTTTCTCTGAGCAGCAGAAAAATTATCCATCAATCCAACGAAAGAACCATCAGGACGATAAACTGCAATTTTATTTTTAATATCTTCATGAATAGATTCAGCAACTTTCTTTGCAGTTGCAGTAGCAATGGCCATCTTCTTGCCCATTGGCATGTTAGGATTTTCACGCTCAATTGCTTTTGCTATTTCTTCACGCTTCTTCATTTCAGCAGGTGTTAGCTTCTTTTCATCAAGATCAATATCTTCATTTTTCATCTTTTTTTTAGCGGCATCTTTCTCAGCCTGAACTTGTTCGGGAGATTTCTTTTTATAATCTCCTTTCATGCCCTGATATCTGTCTCTCATTGCCTTTTCAACGTCGATCTTTTCACCAACAATTTTCTTTGTTGTTTCATAATCGTTCATGCCCATTGACTTACGCATATCACTGTAAGACTTTTTATCTTTTTCAATTCGTTCACTCTTCTTATCTGATGCAACTTCTTCTGGAGACTTCTTCTTGAAATCTTTTCCATAGCGTGCTTTCATAGCTTTATAAACGTCGATCTTTTCATCAACGCCTTCTACTTCCTCATATACTTTTGTATCTTCACCATCTTCATAGGAAGCAATCTTAGACTTGTCTTTCTTAATTTCAGAACCCTTATATAGCTTATCGCCATTATTCTGAGGATCACCGATGGTGTCTACTTTATGCTTATCTTTAAACCGCTTTTCGTCACCAGCAACAGGCTGTGCAACTTCTGAAACAATCTGCTTAAATGTCTTCATTTTCGATTTCCTGTTCCTGTGTTTGATCGACTACTTCTACTGGCTCTTCAGAATCCTCAAAATCTTCTTGATCGGCAAACATAGTTGCTGCATATTCAGGTCTATAAGCATCAATAGCATTTCCAATTTTAGCCATTAGAATGCTATCAATTGTGTTCTTGAAACCTTCAATATCATTTTCTTGTGCCATATCAAGTGCATCTCTAAAAGTAGTCATATTTTTCTCCAAATATTTATAATTTATTTATAAAATTAATTATTTGTATTAGAAGCTGGCGGTTCTTCCTGCTGCTGTTGCTGTTCTTCAGGAGGAGGTGCTTGTTCAGCTTCTACTTCATTTTCTTCTGCAATCTGTTTATTCATTTCTTCAATGTCATCATCTGAATGCATTAGAATATTCTTTTTTACATATTCTCTTGAGAAATATGTACCAATATAATTTTCCATCTGATTTAGAGTATTCATTCTATTGATCATAATTTCTGAGAACTTTAATTCAGAGAAATAGTTATCTGTTGCATAATCAAACTGAATATCATTTTTGATTTCAGGCCAATCTTCAGCTGAAATAATACCTTTTAGTATAAGCTGTTTTTCTAATGCTTTGTAGAATAGCATAGAGAAACGTTTTCTAAGTCTATTAACAAACTTACCAAAACGAACTTCATCTCTTGAAATTTCAGAAGCTCTACCAAGATTGAAACCAGCTTCTGACTGTAATCTAGTTACAGGAACATTTAGTGATTCATATAATTTCTTTTTGAAATATTCTACATCACTCAATTCACCAAGACCTTGACCACCTGGTAGTGTTGTGATCTCTGTTCCTCTATTACCTTCACGCCTTGGCAACCAATAATCTTCAAGCATCGTCATAAACTTACGATCATCTCTCACTTCACCAGTATTGGAATCATATACTAAACGATTTTTATGGCGAACCATCATATCTCTTAGATACTGTTCTGCCTTCATCTTTGGTAGATTACCAACATCAATATAGAAAATTCTTCTTTCAGGTGCTCTTGAGATACGATAAATTACAGTAGCATCTTCGAGAGTTCTTAATTGATTTAATGGCTTAATAGCTTTCTGCAAATGTGAGAATACCATCTGATTATTCTTGTCCATCAAACCAGATGTAACATGAATAATAGAATCTGCAGCAATCTTTAGACCTTGTGAACCAACATAGTCTAATGGTAAACCAGCATTAGAGCCAGCTGTTAGATATGAACGATCATTGTAAATAAAATATTCATTCTTAGTATTTTGAATTGTTGCTTGACCCTTTCGTGTACGCTTTACTTCACGTACTTTTCTAATCTTACGAGGATCAATATAACGAATTTCTTTTAAGCCCTCTGATGGCTTTTCTGGATCAATGACAGCATGGAAGTATAATCTACCATCAACATACCATCTTTTGAATAATTCATAGGAATCTGTATTGAAATTTAAAAGATCAAGAATGTATTCAAATTCTTCTTGAATCTTTTCTTTAATATTTTCTGAATATTCAATCTTATCTTGATTGAGAGTTATAATATCAGCATCGTCAGTATCGAGTGCTTCATTGATGATATCATCAATTGCTTTCTCTACTTCTGAATTTAATGAAATTTCTCTATACTTTGCAACTAATTCTGCTTCTGTTCTAGCAGTACCTTCTAAATCTACGAAAGTACCATACGCACCACCAGCAGCGACAACAACAGCACCATCATCCTTTACCTCTGGGGCAAATGATTCTGGTTCTTTGTTATCATCAACTCTTTTAAATTGCCAACCGAAAACTGATACCATTATTAAAAACCTTTATGTAAAGAATGGAGCGACTAAGTATATTTATAGTCGCTCCAAACATTACTTTTTATGCACCACCTGCATCGCCTGTATTACCACCGATTACTTCATAATTGTCATACTGGAATGTTACACTAAATCTTTCTAGTGTATCAGATTCTCCCCAGTTAAGACCAATTTCTGAAACTACCTGTGGGAACAAGCCATTAAACTGATAGATTCTAAGAATCTCACCAGCCTTACCATACTGAGTTACAGATGCCTGTGACTTGTATAGTGCAGGAGCTCCTGATCCGAGAGTAGTAATATTACCCTCAAGAGAGTTGATTGCATTAGTCCACTGCTCCATTGCATTACGGACTAGAAAGTCTTCATCATTAATTACTGTTACAGTCCATGGCTCAAATGTTCTATCGCCAGCCATCTTGATTCTACGACCGAAGTATGGAACTTCGATTAGACCAAGATTAGATGCTGGAATAGCAGCAGCTTCAACCAAAAATGGTGTCTTTAGATCAGCTGCTGTATTCACTGGATTTGTAATAGTAACTTGAAATAATGAAGGGCGTGCTCCGCCAAGGGCGAGTTGAGCACGGATATCATTGATACTGAATGCCATTTTCTACTCTCCCCTATTAAAACTTGCCAATTACTTCATTAAACTCAACGCCTGTGCGAACTGCAACGAAGTTAAGCTGGATGAAGTTAATTGAGCGAGCTGGTTTAATATAAATGTCACCTACGAACTCATTTCTATCAATAACTTCAGGTGTATTGTTTGAATCGTCACAAACAACACGGAAGTCATAGATACCACGACGACCCTGAATATCTCTTAGATATGGTTCTACTAGGTTACGGAATGTTGCTCTTGTAAACTCATCATTGAATTCGAATAGAGTAAACTTAGTAGCTGTTGCAATTGCCTTTTCGAGGACAATGAATAGTCTGCGAACATTAATTCTATCGAATGCAGATGGCTTAGCAAGTGCAGTCTTATCACCATAAAGTACAGTACCCTGACCAGGGAATGTAACAATTGGATTGATACCATTCTTATAAAGCTGATCTCTCGCTGCCTTATCAGGATTGAAAGCTAACTTTACAACATTCTTAATCTGACCACGATTGAAACCGGCTGGTGAGAACCATGGGTCTCTATTGTCATCAGTACGAACAACAGTACCAGCAACGTCACCGTTTAGAGGAATCCAACGATATACGTCATTGTATCTGTCATACTGATACTTATAGCCAGAATCAATTACAGCATAAGAAGAAGAGTTAATAGAATTACGGAATGCAATTGTATTTTCTGCTTCCTGATATGGTGCATTGACAACATCAGCATTCTGTGGTGATACGAAAAGAACACAATCTTTTCTATATTCACAGATATTATCGATGATGTAATTAGCAAGACCTTCGCCATTTACACCAAATCTTGATTTACCACCAAGAATTAGTGAAACATCAATATCTTCAGCTGATTTAAACTGATCATAAGCATTTGCAAGTGCTGCTAGTGTTACTGTATTCTCAGTAATACCATCTGCGCCACGAGCAAATGAAGCAGTATATGGTAGCTGATTAGTTGAAGCAGCAATTGCTGTAGATGTTGCAGAAGCAGCACCAGAGCGATCATTACCCCACCAAATATATTTTGATGACTGGTTGATTACATCTTTATAATAGATTGAACCACCCTGTTCACCCTTAGCATCAGTTGCACGAGACATACCTTCCCATACTTCTAACAGCTGACCGGGGTTTCCTGTAAATGTTCCATCCTCATCAATAACAACTGCATGAATTTCATCAGTAACAGATGTATTTGAATTACGACCAGCAACATAAACAGACTGTCCAGGAGCAGCATCAACATAGTTGAAGTATTCCCAGAAACGATTGATGTAAACTGTATCAGAAGATGTTACTGTAACATTGCTATGCGTCTTAACTTTCTCTGAGAAATTAAGAGTAATAGTACCAGTTGCAGCTGAGTTACTTGTCACAGATGTACTAGTGCTAACACTTTCAATTCTTACATACTGAGTACCAGTTGAAGTGTTACCGATATTAATATAATCGCCAACATTAACTAGAGCAGCAAAGTCTGCAATAATATTTGCAACACCATCAGTCATAACATCATCTGTAGTAGCATTTGCTGCTGCAGAGTTGCTGAAAGCAACTGTTGTTGTGAATACAATATTTGCAGTCTGATACCCAGTACGATATACAGTGTTAGCAATCGTGTCGATTGTTACTGTACCTGTGATTTCAGTATTCGTTGTAGCATTTGCTGTATATGTTAGACCAGTGATATTACCAGGAGTAATACCTCTGTTATAAGCATTAGATGAATCGCAAACTGAAATCTTTAGTGAGTTACCAAGATCACCAGCATACTTAGCAATGTAAGCTACATTAGCATCAATTGTTGTATTATCATAATCAACACGGTTCTTAATCTGGAAGTCAGTAAATGTTCCAGTATTAGCAACAGCATTATATGCATTAGCATCTGCAGCTCTTGAAACATATAGCTTATTACCATATGCTAGAAAGTTTGCTGCAGTAAAGAATGTTTCAAAATTATCGGATGTTGGGCGTCCGAAACGAGCAACCAATTGGTCTTCATTAGAAATAAGTTCACGGTCTTCAATTGGACCCCATCTAAAGACGCCAGCAACAGCACCTTCAGTAGTTGATACTGCAGGTACAATAGTCGTTAAGTCAATTTCAGTGACATTAACGCCAGGACTGACTTGAAATCCCATGTTTTTTCTCCTTTACCACTATAAGTTTCAGAATAAACTTATCTTTTATTTATAAAATTGAGCGTTTGAGCAACTAAATATTGAGTTAATAACTAATGAAGGATTGACTTAATGTTTAAGGGACCTCATACAGATGCGTCTAAAGCTAAGATGCGAAAGACAAAACGTGAAATGTATAGAGGTAAAAACAATCCTATGCATGGTAAGAATCATTCTGAAAAATCTAAAGATTTGATG